CTACTGCGCAACCGGAGGCAGGAACGACTCGATGACCTCTCGCCTCGCACGGTACCGGCGCTGACGCTTCTCGACGATCCCGAGCTTCGCGAGATCGTTGAGGTCGCGAGCGGGTGTGCGATCGCCGCACTTGCCATACTTGTAGGCGAGGTCGGTCGTCATCCGAGTTGCCTCCTCGGGAGTCACCCACACACTCTCGCCGAGCGCGAGCGCCAGTTGGCGCTGTCGGTCCCTTGCCTCCGTGGACGGCATCTCCCGAAAGACCTCGTAGACCCAGCTCTCCCAGTGGATGCCCAGTGACTCAGCGCGAACAGCCTTGATCTGCTCGCGCAGTTCGTCGGCGAAGCCACGGATCGCGTAGCGCACGAACGCCATGACGTCGCGCTGGGCTTCGTCGAGCTTGAGGTAGTAGAGGTCGCGTGTCTTGTTGTAGTAGTCCGAGAGCAGGTTCGTGGCGACGATCGGCACGACCCCCGACTCGGACAGGATCTGCACCTCGATCAGCCGCGCGGTTCGCCCATTGCCGTTGCCGAAGGGATGGATCCAGGCGATGTAGAGGTGAGCGAGCACGGCAGCGACGACGGCCGTTACGAACCGGTCCTCGCGCGAGCTCTTCGGGCTGACGGCGCTGCGCATCTTGTCGATCCACAACGTCAGTTCGTGGACGGCTGGCGCGGCGCTCGTCCACTCCGGGGCCTTGTACGGGCCGACTGCGACGCTGTGCTCGCGGAACTCTCCAGGCACGACCTCGGGCTTGTCCGGGATCCCGTCCAGCACCTTCAGATTGAGTTCGCGGACCCGATCCGGGTCGAGGGGGATGCGAACTCCCGTCTGGAGGGCCTCGTCGATCTCTCGGATCGCAGCGAGGACGTTCTGCACTTCGCGCTCAAGGTAGGAGCGTGACTCGGGGATGTCGGCACTTCCCTCGTCGACGATCTTCTGCACCTCGTCGTCGGAGAGGGTGTTGCCCTCGATGGCCGTGGTCGCCCTGACACCGCGGGCGAGGTACACCGACGCGAGGTTGGCAGCCGCCTTGGGCTTCAGGGGCGATCCGGCAAGGTGCTGACACTTGCTCATCGTCTCGCCGAGCATCATCCAGGTCTTCGCGTCGATCGACTTGGTGTCGAAGTCGAACGTGATGAAGGGGTGGGTCGCGATGCGCATGGGCCGAAGATAGGCACAAGTCTGGCCTCTCACAACCCTCATGACCTAATTGGGCCTGTTTTTCGTCCATAGTTCCGTTCAGTCTTCTGTCCGGACTCCCGGTCGTCGTGTGCGGCCGTCAGCGGGTGGGTCTGCGGGCGCGCCGAGGCCGCCGTCAAGCAGCCCCCGGACGCCGGCGGACGCGACGCCGGACATGACGACGAGCCGCCCCACCCGGCCGAAGCCAGGTGAGGCGCTCTCGTGTGCTGGGGTCGCGTCATGTGGTGAGGACGCGCTCGAGCGCCGTGCGGGCAGGGTCGCCCTCGTCGAGCGCGTCCCGCAGACTCGCGAGGTTCGCGCGCTCGTCCTCGTCCAGCGACGTGATCACGGCGGCACCGTCGGACGTGACCGACGCGTATGACGGTGTGCGCGCGGAGCCGAGCATGAGGCGCACGAGCCACGCCGGCACGTGGCCCTCAAGGTGCCGCGACACCCAGTACCAGGCCGCGATCACGACCGAGACCGCGAGCGCGGATGCGGCCGGTGAGGCGAGCATGTTGGACAGGGCCGCGTGGAGGTCGTCGGGCAGGTGCCCGGCGAGCAGGCCGAGCAGGTACGCGACGAGCGTGCCCCACGCGGCCGGGACCGCGGTGCGCAGGGTCGCGACCGCGCGGTCCGACAGCGCGGTCATCTCGTCGTCGGTGGCGGGGCTGTCGTAGGTCATGGTCAGGTGCTCCTTGCGGGTCGAGCGGGTGGGGGTGGGGGTGCCTGCCGGTAGATGTGGTCGACGAGCAGCCGCGTGTAGTCGCGCTCGTCATTGAGCTCCGACTCGATCCGCTCGACGCGCGGCACGAGGTCCCGCAGCTGCTCCTGCATCTGGTCGATCAGTGCGTCACGGTCGGCGATGGTGTCGCGGCGGTGTGCGGCCTCGTCGCGGCGCGCCTCCCGCTCGTCCCCGGACACCCCGACTCGTCGTGACGTGCGGGCACCGATGAGCGCGGCGATGCCCGCAAGGAGCGTGCCGGACCCGAAGACGTAGCTGATGATCTGGTCGGGGCTCACCGGTTGCGCTCCTGCGCTCGGCGGCGTGCCATGAGCCGAGTGTGTCGGCGGGCGACGGCCGCGGTGTTGACGTGGAAGACCCACAGGTCGAGGGCGCGTCGACCGGCACCGATCGCACCGAGGGTCATCATCGCGGCGGCGGCGAGTCGTGACGGGACATCCTCGACCGACCACCACACGAGCAGCGCGCGGGGGGTGAGCATGAACACGAGGACGGACGCGGCGACCCACTCCATGCGCCACCTGTGCAGGGTGACGCCGATGAGCCCGAGGACGGACATCGCGGCGACGATCCACGCGGTGACGACGACCTGCGTGTGCGGGACGGTGGCGGTGACCGTCGCGGACGGTGCGGTCATGTCGCCGAGCGCGACGCACCCGGCGAGCGCGTAGGTCGCGAAGCACACCCACCATCCGACGAGGCGCGCCCACCGTGGGAGGTGTCGGTCAGGGCTCGACACGATCTGCCCCCTCTCGGTCAGAGCTTCACGCCGTACTTCCGCAGCGCCGCCTGGGTGAGCGGACCGCAGATGCCGTCACGCGCAAGCCCGGCGCGGCGCTGGAACTCAGCGACGACGGCCGCCGTCGCGGGACCGTAGATGCCGTCGCGCACGAGGCGGGAGTACGACGGGAAGACCCGGTTCATGCCGGACTGCAACGCCTTCACCTTCGACCCCGTCGACCCACGGGTCAGGACCGTGACCTTCGGCGGCGTGACGGGCTTCGGCTTCGGTGCCGGGGGCGGCGGGGTCGTGTCCCCGACGATCGCCTTCACGCGGGCGAGGACCGTGGGCATCTGCGCGATCCGTGCGTCGCCGGGGCAGACCTTCCCCGTCGACGCCGACCACTTCTCACCGCCGGTGATGAGCCAGCCGAGGCCGGACACCCACCGCGACGGCGGAACACCGAGGCGGTGCCACCCGAGGCCGCGTTCGGTGGGCTTCGACGACGCCATGAGCCGCAGCGGGAACCGGTACTTCATGTGCCACGCGGCGATGACCTGTGCGATCGCCTCGACCTGTGCGGCGGTCCACGGGGTTGTCCCGTCGCCCTGCGTCTCGATCGCGAGGAGCCGCCAGTTCCCCGCCCCGGACGCCCACGCGATCGTGTCATCGGGGACGTACCTTTCGGTCGTCCCGTCGTCGGCGATGTGCACGTGGGACGACGCCTTCGCGGCCGGGTTGTTGAACCACCCGTACTGCGAGACCGCGGCGCGGGACCCGGTCGAGTGCAGGACGACACCGTCGGTGCGGACGCGTCGCCCGCCGTGGTTCGTGCCGATGAGCTTGTCGATGATCTTCATGGGGAGCCTCCTGGTGGGTATGCGAAGGGCCGGTCCACGGGCCGCTGACGCGGTCGTGGACCGGCCCGAAGGTCGGCGCTTGGTTTGGTGATCGGCTACTGCGGCGGGCGCAGGGCCTCGACGGCAGACGCCAACATCTGGTCGGTGACCGCCCCGGGGTTGATCCCGACGGGTGGCGGCGTCGCGGCGAGGTGCTGCTCACGGATGGACGCGGCGTACGCGTACGCGTCGACGACCGCGGCGTCGTTGTGCAGGCAGATCGACGCGATGTTCGCCGCGGCCCATGCGTCGGGGTTGGTGACACCGGCCATCGCGGCGGTCGCCTGGGCGCGCCGCAACAGGTCGGGGTCGGTCGTTGCGGCGAGGAAGTCGTGCGTGGAAGGGGGCATGAGCGCACTCCTGTCGTGTCGTGGTCAGTAGAGCTCTTCGATGACGAGGCGGCCGTCGGCTCCGGAGCCGCCTGCCGTGGCGGCCTGCGCGTTGCCGACAATCCCCGACCCGCCGCCGCCTGGGACGGTCCCGGCATTGCTCGCTCCTGTGCGCCCGGGCGCAGGGGCGTAGCCACCCGCTCCACCTCCGGGCGAGGACCCTCCAGCACCTCCCGTGCCCTGGCCGGACGTGGAGTGGTAGTAGCCCTGATCTCCACGCTGCCCTGTGAGCAGCAGCGCCCCCGTGATCCCGCTCGACGTCGCCGACCCGCCGGCGGCACCAGTGCCCGTCGATGCGCCGGTCCCGACGGGGGTGGCGAGCAGGGTGCCTCCAGCCCCACCACCGGCGACCAGGAGCGTGCCGAACGCGGTCCCGCCGCCAGCACCGCCGTCTGCACCGGAGACACCGATCCCCGCCTCTCCGACCGTGACTGCGACCGTGGCGGGGAGGCTGGCGGCAGGGATCACCCCCTCGGCGTACGCGCCGCCGCCACCGCCACCGGCAATGGACACGGTGCCGGCGATCTGGACTCGGCCTCCACCGGCACCACCCGCACCCCAGCAGCGCACACGCACGGCCCGCAGACCAGCCGGGCGCGTCCACGTCGCGGGCCCGGCCCCGTAGGTGCGCATGACGCTCGTGGCCGCTGCGGACGTGTGCACGACGACGCGACGTCCGACGATCTGGCACCAGACGCGCTGCCCGACGACGGGGGCCGCACCGATCGTGTCGGGGGTGACGAGCAGGGCCGCATCGTCGCCGTCGAGACGGACCCGCAGCGGGGACGCCTGCGTGACGGTCGCCCATCGCCACCGGTCGCCTGTGTCCTGCTCGAGCGCCCGAACGCGACCTTGCAGTGCTTGGATCGTGCCGAGGAGCCCGTCGTCTGCGTTCACAGGTCGACCACCTCCCTGAGTGTGGTGGACACGAGCCCGAGCGGGTCGAGCGGGATCGTCATGCTCTGCACGGTGTGGCGCGCGTCGATTCCCGCGGGTACCCGCCTCAGCCGGACGACGTCGTTCAGGTCGAGCGGGACGAGTGCGTGCTGCAGGTTCACGGTCGCGGTCGCGGACGACATGTCGATGAGCCGTCGCCGCGCGAGTGCGTCCAGCGCGGACTGTGACGTCGCCTCGATTCCCGTCTCGGCGTACGTGATCCAGTACCCACGCCGTGGGTACCCCCACGGGGAGTCAGGGTTCGTGTTCTCCGCGGTCGCGGTCAACGCCGGCGTGGCCCCGTCGGCGACACCGACGAGCACGACGCGGTTCGGAATGCTGTACACGTCCTGGTCGCGGGTGAATGCATCGAGGTAGATCGCGTCGTCACCGTCGAGGAACCCGTACCGGGGGTCGCGCTCCGCGGGCCGCACGTACGGCTCGGCGACGAACCGCCCGTCACCGTCCGTCGACAGCGACCAGTACCCCGCCGCGGCGAGCATGTCGTTGATGACCTGCAGGCGGGACGTCCCCGCCTCCCACACCATCCCCCCGGCGAGCGTCGCCGGGGAGTCCGTGACCGCGGCACCCGACTGCCCCGCCGCCGTAATCTGCGCGCGGACCGCGTCCGTCACGACCGTGCCCGCCGGGTACGACAGTGACGTCGGAAGCCTGTCCTGGTCGAGGGTCGTGCACATCCCCAGCAGCTCGACGGTCCACGACCGCACCCCGTCAGCCCACGCGGCGGACGGCGCGGACGGAACGAACACACCGAGCGGCCACCCGTGCCCGTTGACGTCCGCACGGATACGGACCCGCGCGGACGTCCAGTCGATCCCGTCGACGTCGACGACGTCGATACTCCCCCCGACCTTCACGGACGTCGCAGCCGACAGTGTCAGGTTCCCGCGGGTCACCCCACGGATCGGTCCGAGATACTGCCCATCGGCGTCGAGGAGGTCGACCGTGAACGCCGTGGTGCGGGTCCCCGCGAACACGTCGAGGTCGGGGACCTCACTCGTCATGGTCGACCTCCTCCACGGTGAACGAGATGCCGACGAGCGTCGGCGTCTGCCACGAGTGCGACAGCTCGGGGATGATCCCGAACACCCGCCGCCCCTTCGGGTCGCGGATGCACACGACGTCCGACTCGAGCGCCGCGGTCTCCCACTCCGTCAGTGACGACGCGTCCGGGGTGAGGCGACCGTCGACGGTAAGCGTGAGGGTCGTCGCGTCCCCGATGAACGCGACCCGGCGGGGGCGGCCTGCGAACGCGTGCAGGGCCCGGGCGCGCGAGACCTTCCCCGACAGCGCGAGGTTCCCGTACATGCGGACGGTCGTCGCCCACCCCGGGCCGTAGTTCACCCACAGCCACCCCGGCTCGTCGGGCGTGATGTCGTCGGAGTCCGAGGACATCGACGACGGGACGTCCGACCATGCGACGACCCGGTAGCGGGACGGCCGGTTCAGCGGCGGGATCGGGTCCGTGAGGACCCCGTTCGGGGTGACGCCGGTCGCGATCTGCACCCACGTCGCCCCACCGTCGGTCGACCGGTACACGTCGTTCGACACGACGTCTGGTTCGCCCGACTCCCCTGCTGGGTTCTCGATGACGACATCCACGGACCCGCCGTCGCGGTTCCACACGGCACCGACGGTTGGCGGGATGGGCTCGGGGTAGTCCGCCGTGAACGGCTGCTCGGCCCACTCGGACCACATGCCTGCACCGGACTGCATGCGTGCCCGCATCGTCCACGACGACCCGTCGGGGATCGTCGTCGTGAACCACGGCGGGTACACGACGGCGGTGTCCTCGGTGGCGCTCCCCGAGCGTGTCTCGACGGTCGCACCGTCGGAGTCCACGAGCTCGGTCTGCCACCCAGCGGGCAGCACACCGGCCGCCTGGTAGTACGCGACTTCGGCCGCGACGACGGGCGACGAGATGACATCCCCGGGCATCATGATCGTCGCCTGCGGCGGCTCCGACGTCCGTACGACCGCGGTCGCGGACCACGGCGACGCCGTCGGGTGCACGCCCCACGTCTGCGCCTGCCACTCGACGGTCACGTCCGGTGTGAATGTGTCGACCGCGAACGTGTGCGCGGGCGTCGACGACGTGACCGTCGCGAGGGTTGTCCACGTGGACGAACCCGCGTACCGCCACCGCAGCGCGTACTTCGTCTGCGCGGCCATGTCGACCGGGTTGTGCCGCCACCGGACTGTGACCGGTGCGTGCGCGTCGACCCACCCCGGTGTCGCGGTCGGTGTCGGTGCGTTCGGCGGTGCGTCGAGCTGCACCACACCGGACGTCGTGTACCCCGACACGAGCGACCCCTGCACGGCGCGCACCCGGTACTGGTGCGTCTGCGCTGGGTTCGGTGATGCGTGCGTGTACGTCGGTGACGCACCGGCCGCGAGCGTCGCCAACGGCGACCCGTCCCACACCCCGTCAGCGGCGTGCCAGACCTGCACCTGGCAGGTGTACGTCGACCGGTTCGACCACAGGAGCCGGATCGCCGACGCGATCTTCTCCGCCGCCAGGTTCGCCGGCGTGGCCGGTGTGGTGTACACGACCGCGGACTGCGACGACGTCGCCGTCCCGGACGCGTTGACGCCCGCGACCCGCCACCGGTATGACCGGTTCGCGGACGTGCCGGTGTCCGTCCACGACTGCCCACCGGTCGTCGAGGCACCACCGAGGGTCGCGACGGTCGACCACACACCGGTGGCGATGTCGAGCCGCTGCACGAGCTGCGACGTGTACGGAGCGGTCGCTGATGCGGCCCGCGTCCACGACACGGTGTGCGACGTGTCCGCCGTGCGGGATACCGTCACACCGGTCGGCGCGGACGGGGCCGCGGGCGCGGTCGTGAACGAACGCGCCGATGACCACGCACCCCACCCGACGGAGTTCCGGCCGCGGACCCTCGCGTAGTACGTCGTCTGCCCGGACAGACCGGACACGGTCTGCGGGGTCGACGCCGACGACGAGTCGTACACGGGCGACCCGAACCCGGACGACGTCGACACCTGCAGCTGCCACGCCGTGATCGGCGCGCCGTTGCCCTGCGTCGACGTCGACGTCCACGCGAGCTTCGCGCTCGACGCGGTGATCGCCGACACCGTCGGCGCGGACGACGCGGACGGGACGAGCGCGGGGACCGCCCACCCGACCGTCACTGTCGGGCGGGCGGTCGACGACGAGAACAGGCCGGACAGTGTGAGCTTCACACTGCCGGACGTGCCGCGCGCCGCGGAGAAGGCCTTCGTCGCGATGAGCTGTGCCGCGCCGTTCGGGGTCGTCATCGAGTAGTTCTGCGTCCCGGTGACGGACCCCGCGAACGTCGCTGTCTGCGTGTCGTCGACGCTGTTCGCGTCGGTCTTCACGTAGTACCGGCACGTCACGGTCGTGCCGGATACCGACACGTCGATCCCGGCGTAGAAGATGCCGAACCCGGCACCTGCACCCGACCCCCACACGACAGCCACGGTTCAGCCCATCCTCTCGGTCGTGCGGGCGAGTGCGACGGCCCGCTGGACCTGCCGCGACGACGCCGCGACGACGCCGAGGTGGTCCGCGATGCGTCGTGCGAGGTCGTCGATCGTCGACGCGGACAGGTCGATCGGCCGGTCCTGTCGTGCGGTCTGCGCGGGGTTGAGGACCATCTCGGGTCGTCCCGTGAGGTTGCGCACGAGGGTGTCCCCCGGGGGCAGGACACCGCCGGTGTCGTATGTCCCGACCTTCACGCCCTTGGACCGCAGGAACGCGGCCGGGTCGGTCGTCGTCCCGCCCTTGTGGACCTCGAAGTGCAGGTGCGTGCCGGTCACGTTCCCCGTCGCGCCCTGCGCTCCGATGTGCTGCCCGGCCTTCACGCGGTCCCCCGGGGACACCACGACCCCGTTCACGGGGTTGTGCATGTATCGCGTCTTGATGCCGTCGCCGTGGTCGAGGAGGATGCCGATGCCGGATCGTGCGCCGAAGACGTTCCACCCGGTGCGCTCGACCGTCCCGGCCGCTGCCGCGTACGTGGGACCGCCGCCGGCGATGTCGATGCCCGCGTGGAACGTCGACGCCCCGGAGAGAGGTGCCTTCCGCGCCCCGTAGCCCGAGGTGATGGGTCCACGGGACGGCAGCGACCACGCACCGTTCGCCCCGGCGATGTCGTCGACGAGGCCGACGACCTTCCGGGCGAGCGCGGCCACGGACTGCAGCGGCAGCTCGGACAGCATCGTGCCGACGTCCCCGCCGCCGATGTTCTTCAGCATCGCCCGCACAGGCTTCTCGATGAGCTCCTTGATGCCCTCGAGTGGGTTCGCGAGGAACGCGCCGACGTTCACGACGGCGTCCTTGATCGACGACCCGACGGACGACAGGAAGTGCCCGACGCCGGACGCGGCGGACCCGAGCCACCCGAACACACCACCGCCGGCGAAGGCTTGACGGCCGAGCGCCCCGGCGATCGCCGCGGCGTTGAGCGCCTGCACCCCGGCGGGTCCACCGACGGCCCGCGTGAACTCGGGCCGCATGATCGCCTCACCGCCGGACAGGTCGAGACGACCACCGGTCGGTGACACGAACTTGTGCACGTCACGCCCGGGTGTCCACCCGGGCAGGACCCCACCGGTCGCGAAGTGCAGCGGGGTGATCGTGGGAAGGCGCAGTGACAGGCCGACGGACGACGCGATCTTGTCGAACGTCCCCTTGATGCCCTTCGTGTACACCGTCTCGATGACGAAGTTCACGGGCTTCGCCGCGGCCTCCTTCACCTTGTCCCACGCGGCACCGATGACGTCCTTCGCTGCACCGAACGCGTCGCCGATCTTCCCGACGGCGTTCTTCAGCGGGTCGACGACGTGGTCGACGATCCAGTCGAACCCGGCCTTCAGCCCGGACTTCACGCTTCCCCAAGCGTCGAGGACGGCGTCCTTCACCCGGTTGAACTTCTCGCGGATGTTGTCCCACGCGTTCGCGTAGGCGTTGACGACGTTCTCGCGAATCCAGTCCCACCCGGCCTTCAGTCCGGACTTCACCCGACCCCATGCGTCGAGGACCGCGTCCTTCACCGCGACGACCTTGTCCCACATCCACTGCCACCCGGCGACATACGGGGTGACGACGTGGTCGACGATCCACTGCCACCCCGCCTGCAGCCCGTCGCCGAGAGCGGACCATGCGTCACCGATCGCGTCCTTCGCGGTGGTGAACGCGTCGACGATCCACTGCCACCCGGCGACGGCACGCTGCACGACGTTCTCGTCGATCCACTGCCACCCGGCCTGCAGGGTGTCCCCGAGCCACGTCCACGCGGTCGTGATCGCGTCGACGGTCGCCTGCCATGCGGTCGACAGTGCGGAGGTGAACGACTCCCAGATCTGCCTGCCGGTGTCGGTCTGCGTGAAGAAGTACACGAGCCCGGCGACGAGCGCGGCGATCGCGGTCACGACGAGCATGACCGGGTTCGCGCTCATCACGACGTTGAACGCGAGCTGTGCCGCCTTCGCGGCGTTCGTCGCGACGGTCCACGCCGCGGTCGCGAGCTTGTACGCCCCCCAGATCGCGACGACCGTGCCGACCGTCACCCCGACGGCCTTCAGCCAGTCCTGGTTCTTCTGCACCCACTCGACCGTCGACTTGAACCCGGGAACGAGCTTGTCCGTGATGAACCCGCCGAACGCCTCGAACGCGGGACCGACACGGTCGATGACCTCACCGCCGATGTCCTTCAGGACGGGCAGGCCGGTCTCCCGCAGCCACGACATGCCCTCACCGATGAGCCCGAAGACACGGGACGCGATCGGCTCGACCTGCACGAGCACGTCGTTCTTGAACATCTCCCACGCCTCGGCGAAGTCGTGAGTGTCGGCCGCGGCACCGAGGATCGTGTCGGACGACGCACCGGACGCCGCGGACAGGTCATCGAGCGCGAGCGCACCGGACTGCAGTGCACCGATGAACTGCGTCGCGCCACGCGTCCCGAAGACCTGCGCCGCGAGGTCCAGTGCGGACGCCTGGTCGCCCGCATCGATGAACCCACCGATCTCGTCGACGACCCGCTGGAACGCGGCGGCGGGCTCCTCCCCGTCCTTCGCGAGGGTCACGAGACCCTTCGACATCGCCGCCATGATCGCCTGCGAGTTCAGACCGGCCTGGTCGAGGTTGCCGATCATCGCGGCGGCGTCGTCGTACGAGAACCCGAGCGCCTGCACTGCCGGGGCCTGCGCCTCGAGCCGCTGCGCGAGGTCGTTCATCCCGATGCCGGTGGCCTGCGACACCCGGAACAGCGAGTCGAGCGCAGCAGACGTGTCCTCACCGGACACCTGGAACGCGTTCAACGACCCAGTGACGGTGTCGAGGTTCAGCGCCTCGCCGATCATGTTCCCGGCCTCGACGACCTGTGATGCGACGGTCTCGAGGGTGCTGCCCGTCAGCCCGAGCCGCTGGTGCAGCCCGGCGACGGCGTCCGTCGCGGTCTCGAAGTCCGTCGGGACGGACGTCGCGACCGTCTTGACCGAATCCTCGAGCGCGGACAGGGCTGTGCCCGTCGCACCGGTCTGCGTGCGGATTGTGTCGGACACGTCGTCGAACGTCGCGCCGACGTCGTACAGGCCCTTCCCGGCGGCGACGACGGCAGCGAACGCGGCGGCGGTGGCGACGGCACCGGTCTTGAGCGTGTCCTTCAGGTCACCCCACGCGGCGCGCTGCTCCTCGGCCCGGTCAGTCGTGTCCTTCATCCCGGACGCGAGGTCAGCCTCGGCAGACTCGAGCTGGTTCGTCGCTTCCGTCGCTTCGTTCGCCGCGGCACGCAGCGCGGTCTCAGCGTCGACGACGCCCTTCGCGGCGGTCGCCTCCTTGTCGCGTGCGACCTCGAGCCGCAGCGACGCGGCCTCCGCACGGGCCGACCCCTCCCCGTATTTCGCGATCGCGTCCGACAAGGACTGCTCGGCGAGCAGGGTCCGCGCCGCGGCCTCCCGCTGCGAGTTCCGCGCCTTCCCGATCGCGACGGTCGCGTCGTCGACGGCCTTCCGTGCCCGCTTCTCGTTCTTCTCCAGCTCGGCAGCGACACCTGTCGCCGCGCCACCGGCGCTGTTCCCGAACGCCTTGCCCCAGGCCGAGCCGGACGCCTTACCAGCGTCCGCCCCGGCCTGGGTGGTGCCCTGCTGAAGCTTCCCAGCGAAACCAGCGAGGGACGGCAGCACGTCGATCCAGACCACGTCACCCGACACCGGGGGCCTCCTCTCGGTCGCGTGCGAGCACCGCGAGCAGGCCCGCCTCGGACTCGCGTTCGTGTCGTGTGCCGTGTGCCCGCCGCTTCGCGGCCTTCCGCTGGTACACGGTCGGCGTAGGCATGGGGATCGGCTCGACATCGACTGGTGGTGTCCCCGCCGGCCGGTGAACGTTCATGTACCCGGCGGCGATGTGCCGCAGGGTCGTAGCGACGTCCGCGAGGAGGCGTTCGCGGTCGCCCCACGGCCCGCCGACGATCCGGCCGATCGGGGTCGTCTGGTCCATCGCCAGCCCCTGCACCATGACGCGGAGCTGCCGGAACGTGATGACCCCTTGGCAGAACTCCGCCAGGGGGTCACGTGGTGCGTACGTCTGCAACAGCGACGCCTCGACCGCCTCGGGCTCCGGCCCGAGGAGGTCACTCAGCCGCTGTAGCGGAAGTTTCCCAGGCGCTCCCGGGCGTCCTGCGTCTCGACCGCGAAGATCGCGGCGAGGTCCGTGAGGGTGTTTCCGGACCGGAGCCACAGGTCGAGCTGGTCCTCGGCGGTCCGGTCGGGGTGGTGCCCGAGGACCACAAGCGCGACGGCCCGGTCGGGGTCGTCCGCGGTCCGCGCGTTGTTGAGCTGGTCGGGGTAGGGGTCGCCGTCGGGCAACAGCAGCGGGAGGCGGATGTACACGCAGTCCCCGTCGCCGTTGACCTCGACCTCGACGAGCCCGTCGGGGCCGAGGACGTTCTCGGCGAGCTGAGAGCGGAACCGGTCGGCGCGGATGCGGCGTCGCTTCGTCATGGTGGGCGTTTCCCTTCGGTTGGGAGTTGGTGGGAGTTGACAGGCCGGGCGGGACCACTCCCCGGAGTCCCGCCCGGCCTGGTTCAGATGGTGACCCGCGCGTGCGGGTCACCGGTCACGGCTCGGGGTCCTCGACGGGCTCGATGCCGAACCCGGGGCCGTTCTCGTTCGTGATCTGCGCGGTACCCGTCGCCGGGTCCTTGAAGATGCCGAACGTGAAGCCGATCGTCTCCGGGTTCGCGCGGGCGAGGGTTCGGTCGGTGGTCGACGTGACCTTCGCGTACGGGTGGTACTCGACCCGGTAGAACGCCTGGTCGCCGACACCGTCGGCAGCGAGGAGCCACAGCCGGTAGTACGGGAAGTCGACGAACTCGCCGTCGTCGAACGACCACGGGGCCTTCGCGGATGCCGGGAAGTCAGACACCTGCTTGCCCTCGTACACGGCTCGAACCCATGCGTTCGTCGCCTCACCGAACGAGCAGGCGAGGGTCTTCACGACCGACTCGAGGTCGGACCGGACGGGGTCGACCCACTGCAGCATCGTCGTGTCCGTCGCGGACACGGCCTTGCCCTGGGTGACGCCGTCGGTCGTGATGAACCCGAGCTGCTTCGCGGTCTCCGGCAGCACGGGCAGGCCGTTCTCGTCGTAGAACGAGTCGGGCACGGGCTCGCTGTAGTCCTGCACGGCCACGAGCACGCGGCCGAACTTGCGGATCAGGGAGTTGTCGACGGCCAGCAGATCGCCGAACGCGTCAGCCATGATGGTCTCCTTCGGTGCGTCCGGCCGCTGCGGGCCGGTGGGGTGATGGGTGGGGAGTGTCAGGCCGTGCGCATCGGGCGGACGGTCAGGGTGAACGTCGCGCGCGCGCGACGTCGTGTGGGGTCGGGCGGCGGGTCGGAAGCGAACCCGAACGCTGTGGCAACGTCATCGACGTACACGCCGGTCGTCGCGTCGGCGGACGCGAGCGCGTCCATCGCTGACTCGACGTCAGCGGCGAGGTCCCACATCGCGGGGCGGGTGGGTGCGGTGACGGTGACCTCGATGTCGACGTCCCGGTCCGCCCCTTGCCCACCGCCGCCAACCCGCTCGACCGTGACGTAGGCGGCTGGCATCGTCGAAGCCGACTCGGTGTACACCAGGTGCCCGGTGACGTCGCCGAGGTACCGGCCGACGGCCCGCTCGAGGTTCGCCCACCGCCGCGTCGGGTCAGCCACTGGACGCCCTCCTCAGCACGGCGCGCGGCGTGAGCTTCGCCCCGGCATCGGCAACGCGCGCGTCCTGCGGCATGTCCGCCATGACCCGCGCGTACGGTCGCCGCATCCCGCCCGTCGCCTTCGTGCCCGGCCTCGTACCGCTCTCTGTGGTGAGCCGCGCCGCGAGCTGGGATGCGCCCGCGGTAGCGGCGACCCGCACGGCGCGCGGCAGGATGAGTCGCGCCCGCGCGTTGAGCGCTTCCCGGACCTGCGCCGAGTTGAGGGCCTGCTCGGTCGGTGTCATCTTCCGGTCACCCACGGGTCACACCCCCGACCATGCGACGAGCCGTACCTCGGTGTGGTCGAGCGCCCCGCCGACGTAGTGAGCGGGCGCACCGTCGACCTGGTAGACGGCACCGTCGCGGGGACGCTCGATGATGTCCCCCGCGGAGACCCACTCGGCGAGCGGACCAGACGCACGCAGCCCGACGGTGACGACCTCCCGGCCGTTGCGTTCTTCCGTCGTCCCGGACTGCTGCACATTGCAGGGACCCCACGGTCGTGTCGTGGTCGTGACGACCGGCACCCCGTCGGAGTCCGGGATGCCGGTCGTCACGAGACACACGGTCAGCACCTCGCGGTGCAGGGTGCTCATGCGTCGTCACCGGCGAGCCGGTACCGGTCGACGACGTCGACCCACCGCTGCGTGACACCGGTCGACGCGGTCGCGAAGTACGCAACCGACTCTGACCCGGACCCCCGCGACGCGATCGCCGGTTCGACGTTGTACGTCTGCTCGGCCTGCTCGAGGACCGCGTCCTGGATGTCCCCGGGGACCACGTCCCACCCATGGGTGTACGTGACCTCGACGACGTCGAGCTCGTCGGGCCACACGTGCCCGGCGGCGCGCCGCATGATCCCCGACCACCGTGACCACGTGTAGTCGGCGTCGATCAGTGCGGCACCGTCGACGACGACGGATGTCACCGCGACGACGGGTCGCGCCGGCAGCAGTAGCCGACGCGACCCGTCCCCGGTGAGCGTGACGACGTCGTCGTCGACGCGGAGCACGGGGTACCCGATTGCACCCTCGAGGCGGCTACTCGCCCGCCTCAGCGCCAGCAGCAGCCCCGCGTCGGCCGCGTCGACGTGGAGCCGTTCGGCGAGGTCCGCCGGGCTCGCCAGCAGCCCCGTCGTCGGCGTGCTCATCGGTTCGCTCACCGTCGTCCTCCTCCGGCTCGTCGTGCACGTCCGGCGTCGAGTCAGCGTCCTTAGGCTCGTGCGGCCCGGCGGGCTTCACACCCGCCGGGCCGGTGAACCCGAGGCGGCGGGCGTCGTCGGCGGTGTAGCGGACACCCCCGACGACGACCATGCCGCTACCGAGCCGCGAGCGGACGGCGCTCACTCGTCGTCCTCCTCGTCGGGCACCTCGACGGACGCCGAGCCGGCACCGACGAGGAGGCGGGCGGGCTCACGCACGAGCAGCAGCTCGCGCACCTCGGCACGCAGGTACACGAGGTTGTTCCGCGCGTCGTCCTCGTTCTGGTTGAACGCTTCGACGGCAAGGCCGTGACGCTCGAGGAGCTGGATCGACCGGAAGTCACCGGCGAGGAAGACTCCCGGGTCGAGCTTGGGCGACACGACGCGGGGACGGCCCCACAGGGTCGCCGGACCCGACCCGAACGGTCCGCCGGAGTAGTAGCGGCCGTTGTCGTCGGCGAGGAGGTCCAGCGCCTCGTCGTCCTCGGGCGACAGGATGAACGCCTGAACGTCCGTCTCCGACGTCTCCCGGAGCGTCGTGATCGCCTTCCGCGTCGTGGTGACGAAGTCGGTGTCGAACGCCTGGCTCAGGGTGCCGGAGGTGTTGAGGATGCCGCGCGGCTCGTTCGTGCCCGAGCCGTTGAGCACGAGGTCTTCGATCTTCGACCAGATGTTCCGGGCGAGGACCGAGTTCAGGAGCGACGCGATGAGACCGTCGTCCTCGAGCTCCTGGTTCGTGACCTTGAAGCCGTCGGCGATGACGTGCGCGATCGCCTGCGCCGTGTCCGTCGAGAGCGTCGACAGCGGCTTGAGGCCCTTCTCCGGCACGACCGCAGCGGCGGACGTGACAGCGATGAGGCGACGGAACTCGACGTACGCGGACGCCGTGGTGCCGCGCGTGATGAGGTCGAGCAGCGTCGGCCGCTTCGGGTACGTGATGTCGAGGATGCCCGGCTGACGCTCGTACTGGATCGCGCCACCGAGGCCGGTGCTGATCGGGTCCGCGTCGCCCGCCGCCTTCGCGACGAGACCGCCGAGGGCGGCGGTCTTGAAGCGCACGGGTCCACCGTTGACGCCCTGCGGGTTCGCCTTGCGGTGCGCGCGGTATGCGCCCGACGTGACGAACCGGTCACCGATACCGCCGGTCGCCTGGCTGTCGTCGTCCTCGTCGGCCGACTTCTCCGCGGTCTTGCCGACGCCCGCGGCGCGCAGCCGCGACGTCGCCGCGTCACGCTTCGTGATGTGCTCCTTGAGCTCGCCGATGCGCTTGACGACCTCGTCGGCACGGTCCGCGTCCTCGGCGGTGAACGCCTCCGGGGACGTGTTGGCCTTCTCGAGGAGGGTGACGCGCTCGGCGTCCAGAGCCTCGAGCTCCTTCTGCGGGTCCATGTGGCCCCTGCCTTTCTGTGTCAGGCGAGCGCGAGCCGCGCCTTCGTGGTGGAAATGACGAAGCCCACGGCGGGTGCCGTGGGCTCCTGGGTTCCGTCCGCGTCAGCGTCCGGGGTCTTCGCGGCGGGCGGCGGGTCGTCCGCCTTCTCCTCGTCGGGCTCGGTGATCGTCTCGACGGCGGCGAGCAGGTCGGTCAGCGACCCGATCGCGGACTTCAGCGCATCGACGTGCTTCTGCGCGAGGACGCGCCCTTCCTTGCGGGCGACGTCGAGCGCAGCGACCGTCGCAGCCTTCACGCCCAGCAGCTCGGTCTCATCGTTCGCGCCCTTGAAGCACGGACCCGCTTCCCACAGGTCGACCGACCGAATCTCGTACCACCAGTCGTCGTCAGTCTCGACCCATGCGCCCTCGGTCACCCGGCCGGACCACGAGAACTCGGTGACGAGCCCAGCAGCCATGAGCGCCCGCACGTTCTGCGCGCGCGGCGTGTCGAGGAACGTCGCGTGGAACACGAGCCCGTCGTCGGTCTGCTCCGCGGTCGCCGATCCGAGGATCGCGCTGTCGTCGTGGAACTGGTGCGCCCACAGGACGGGGAACACGTCACGCGCCGCGAGCGCGGCCGTGAAGGCACCGGGGATGACGATGTCGCCCTGCGAGTCCTCGTTCCCGAAGACCGCGACGAGTGCGTCGAACCCGCCGGGCCCGTCGCCTGCCGCGTCGACCTTCGTCACGGTCACCCGTGCGGTCTTGCGGACCACGGTCCCCGCACGGTCGACCTTCGTCGTCGCACCCATCGTGCTGTCTCCCGTCGTCATGGTGTGCCCCACGCGGGGTCGTTGTTCGGTGCCGTGTCCGCGGGTGATGCGAGCCCACCTTCGGACACGTTCTTCGGGACGATGAGCTCGTCTGTCCCGTCGACGTACGGCAGGTTCTGCCGTGCACGTGCCTCGGACCGCAGGAGCCACGGGCCACCCGTCGACCGGGACAGCACCTCGGCCTGCTCGGCGAACGAACCGGCGAGCGCGGCGTCGCGTGCGAACTCGCCGTACCCGCCGGCGGGTGCGAGCGCCGGGATGATCCGCGCGTTCCACGCCGCCTCGTACCGGGTCATGTACGGGCCGAGCGCGGGACCGTACAGCATCTGCCGGAACACTGCGATGGACGCGAAGTTCCCGGCGCGGGCACCGACGAGCTCCGGCGGGATGTAGTACGTCGACGACACCTCAGCGTCGGTGAGCTGACGCCCGACGAGGTCGTCCGCGTCCGACGGCTTCGGTCGCGCGATCGCCTGGTAGGTGACCCCGTCCTCGAGCAGCGGGGTACCGCCTGCCTTGGTGTCGCGGTACTCGCGCCACGACTCGAGGAGCCGTTCCCGGTTCTGCCGCTGCAGCACCTTGTCGGTCTGCAGGAGCCCGGAGATGCGCGCGGACTCGTCCCACCACTCGCGGCGCGACTGCACTGCCCGCGCCTGCTCGGTGAGCAGATCGGAGATGGTGGTCAGTGGCGACACGCCGCCTTCCCGGTCCCCGGCCCACCCGGCGTCGTACGCGACGGTCGCGTCGGTGACGTCGACGAGCCCTTCGACGGTCCGGACCCGCAGGGCGGTGAGCCCACCGAGGAAGTCGGCCTTCACGTCGAGCAGACCGGCGGGGATACGCCGCAGGACGCCGTCGACGAGGACCACGCACCACCGGTCGTACAGCATCCAGTCGACGATCGTGTCGTGCACGAGCCGCGGGCCGGTGACGAACGGGGCGGGCTGCCGCAGCAGCGTCTCGGACTCGACCGACCGCTGCCGGTCGGTGTCGTCGACCCGCACGTACACGTGCATCGGGACGGCCGCGATGTTCCGGGCGACGAACCCGACGACCTTCCGCAGCGACGGCTGCGACTTCCACACCCGCAGCGGGTTCATGCGGTGCGGGATCGCGAGGTCCGACATCGGGGTCGGCGGGTCAGCGACAGGGAACGGGAGGCGGTCGCCCCACGTGTCGGCGGACTGTGCCCGCCCGTCACCCCACGTGATCGCGTTGCCGCCAAGCCAGGACGGGGAGTCAGCCACGGGTGACCTCCTGCGCGAGCAGCACCGACCGGTGCGGGATCAGCACTGGACCTGCAGCAGGCACCGGGCCCTGTCCGGTCATCGCGTCCACGTCGACGAGGCGGATGACCCGCCACCGCCACGCCCGCGTCACGACACCACGCACGACGGTCCCGTCGATGAGCGTCACGAGGACGGTCGCCCGACAACGCAGCCTCACGACGGCCACCCCCTTCACGCGACGGACATACCGTCGGCGTACGCGTCAGTGGCACCGCCCTCGGCGATGCACTCGGACATGGCGGTCACGAGCGCGGACCAGCCGTCGATCTTGTTCCCGCTCGTCCCGCCGGACTTCTTCGACGGCTTCACGTTCCCGGCTGCGTCGAACTCGACCGCGAGGTTGTCGGTCATCCACCGCATGACGGGGTTCCCCCCGTGCCGGAGGACCGGACGACCGGCGTGCTCACCCTGCAGCAGCAACCGCTGGCACTCCTTCATCGGCTGCGACAGCGACAGGAACCCCTGCCTGACCTTCACCATCGGCATGCCGTACCCGTCGGCGAGCGTGTTCACGAGCTGCGTCGCCCCGTACGGGTCGTACCCGAACGACCTGATGTCGAACGTCTCGGCGTCCTCGACGAGCTGCGACTCGATGTAGTCGTAGTCCGTCACGTTCCCCGGTGTCGTCTCGAGCCACCCATCGGTGACCCACCGGGACGCCGCACCGTTCGTCCGCCGGTCCAGCGACTCGACGTTGTCTTCCGGGGTCCAGAACCTCCACAGCGCGGTGAACGTCCCGTCCCCCATCGGGAACAGGTGACACACCGCGGACAGGTCGGACACGGATGCGAGGTCGAGCCCGGTGTAGCACGACATGCCCTCGAGTTCGGACTCGTCGTCGATCACCCCGGCGTTCGCGTCCCACGTCGACATGTTCACGAACCGCGTCTCCTGCTTGGTCCGCACGTTCAGGTTCAGTCGCAGGAACCGCGCGAGCTGCGCCGGCGACGACCGCGCCTTCTGCGCCTCCGTCTCCATGAACTCCCGCGTCGGGGACACCCCGTACCCGGGGTTCGCAGCCGCCCACGTCTCCTCCGCGTACGGGTCGTCGGACCGGCGCGCACCGAACACGACCCCGTACTCGGTGTGCGAGACGACCGTCCCCTTCGCGATCATCTCGATCCGCGCCCGCCGGTCCGCGTACACGGTGAGGTCGCCACCGTCGTCGGCGGTCGTGATGATGATGCCGAGCGGCTGCGACCGTGCACCGACACCCGACTCGAGCGCGTCGATCACCTCGGACGACTTGTGCACGTGCAGCTCGTCGACGATGTACCCGTGCGGGTTCGTGCCCTGCAGCAGGTCACCGACCGACGCGACCGCCTTCATGAACGACTGGTCGATCGGCTTCACGATCTCCTTCGTGAGCGACCGGATGCCCGCCGCCTTGAACGCAGGCGAGTGCTCCGCAATCAACTTCGCCGGCCGGTACGCGTTCCACGCCTGCTCCTTCGACCCGGCCGCGGCGTACACCTGCGCACCGGGCTCACCGTCCGCGAACGCGAGCACGAGCCCGAGCCCGGACGACAGGGTCGTCTTCCCGGCCTTCCGCGGGACCTCGACCCACGCGGACCGGATGATCCGCACCACGTCACCCGAGCTGTCACGGTGCACCCACCCGAACACCGGCGCGAGGACGTAAGCGATCTGCCACACGTCCGGGACCAGTGGGCGGCCCGCCCACTTCCCCTGCGTGTGCCGCAACATCGACAGCGCCGCGATGACCTTGTCGACCCGCACCGGGTCGAACCACGCGCCCTCGACGTCCCGCGGTTCCGGTGTGCGCCACAGCGGCTCGACCGTCTCCGGCAGGACGTACCCGCGGTCGTCGAGGTACCACAGCACCTCGGGTGACAGCGGCGCGGACCACGTCTCCTCGCGTTCGACGACACGCCTACGCGAACGGGTTGTGCGCCCCACCTCCGGCCTCCTTGTCGCCCAGCGGGACACGTGCCCGCGAGACGAACGTGAGCCCGAGCTGCTTCGCGAACTCGAGGAACGCGGTCGAATGGTCCCGGAACACCTGCGACGCTGGGTTCTTCATCACCCGCTGGTTCTTCTTGTCCTCCTGCGTGACCGCTGACCGCATGAGCGCGTTCGACGCACGGACCGCGGCGAGGTAGTGCCGGAGCGCGAGCTCGAGCGTCGCGGCATCGCACCGAGCGATGAGACCGGCCGCGTCGAGCGCGTCGACGATCTCGTCCCACATCGGTTCAGCGGCCTTCGGAAGTCCCGCCGGCTTCACCGGTCGCTGCGGCCGGATCGCCGTGTGCGCGGTCGTCGGGCCGGGGTCACCGTCGACGACGACCTCCCCGTCTGCGACGACCCGCAGAGGCGGCAGCTTCAACGGTCCGCGTTCACCCACGGTGGACACCGCCTCCCTGCGGATAAACGGGTCGGCAACCCTCAGCGGCACGCGCCGAGGGTCGGCGGCGCGGTTTTGGCCCACCGGGTGAAGTTCGCGACACCCCTAGGGGGTGGGCGTGTTTCACCCGGTGGTGTGGTTGTTGGTTCAGCCGTTGGTCGCGGCAGTGGTGATGTGTCGGACCATCTCGGGGATGTCGTGCCCGGGGTTGTGGATCGCGGTCACGACGAGTGCGGCGACGTCGACGGTGACGGTCGCCGGTGTGGCCGGGGGTGGGGCGGTGGTGGGGTGCTCGGTCGCGGTAGGGGTCGTGTCGTCGTCCCATGCGAGGGAGTACGCGGCACGGTCGAGCTCGGTGAGGATCGCGTCGGCTTCGGTGTCGGACAGCATGACGCCGGTGTGTCGCCCGAGGACCGTGTCGACGGCGTCGCGGACGGCGGCGATGTGGTCGGGGTGGTGGGTGGTGTCGGTCATCGGCGGGGTGTCCTTCGGGTGATGCCTTGGTGGCAGTGGTGGCAGAGGCCGCGGCCGTTGGTCGGGTCGGTGTGTGCGCCGCCGTGCGCGATGGGGACGATGTGGTCGGCCTCGGTGGAGGGGGCACCGCATGGGCTGTGGTGGGTGGTGCCGCACTGTCCGGTGCATACGCATCGGGGGTCGCGGGTGAGGACGGCGTCGTGGAAGCGTCGGCGGTCGGCGCGGGTGAGGGTGCGGGTGTTCGCTGAGGGGTTCTCCCACGGCTTGCGTTGGTGGTCGGGGCAGCGTCCGTGTTCGGTGGTCAGTGCATGGCAGCCGGGGGCTGGGCAGCGTTCGGGGCGGGCGGTGGGCATGAGGGCGGTGCGCCTCCCCTGGGTGGTGCGGGGCCCGCGGTGCCCGCCTGGACCCCTCACAGTCGGGCGGGCACCGCGGGTGTTGGTCGCTCCTGGTTGTCACGTCGGGTTGTGCGGCCCGGGACGGGAGCGGTTGGGGAGGGTGTTGAGTCCTCGACCCTGGTGTGGGTACACGTGTCCCACTGCGGACGAGTGTTCACTAGACGCTCGTCTTCGTCAACTAGACGCGCTGGGGCGGCGAGCGGCGATGGTGTCGGCGACGCGGGTGACCTCGTTGAGGTCGTAGAGGGTGCGCCGGTGGTTGTCGGTGCCGTGGCGTGTGAGGCGGCCTTCGTGTGCCCAGCGCCGGATGGTGCCGGGTGGGACGTTGGCCGCGACGGCTGCGGCGCGGGTGTCGATGAGGGTCGACGCGTTCTGCAACTTGGGTTGCATCCTCTCTCGTTTGCAACTATAGTTGCACTCATGAGGTTCACGCGGAGCGCCGACAAGCACGGGGTCAGCCACACTGACGCCGAGCACGCGCTCCGCAACTACGTCCGGGTCTTCGACCAGGGCGAGGTCGTGATGTTCATCGGCCCCGCCGCGGACGGCGCGATGCTTGAGGTCGGCGTGGTCGAGGACGACGAGGACCCCCGGATCATCCACGCGATGCCCGCGCGTCGGAGGTTCTGGCCGTGAGCGAGAGGAAGGGGCGGTGACACCATGAAGGCAGTCCGGAACACCAGCAAGACGAGCACCGGTGCACGCATCGGGGCCAAGACCGTCAGCACCGAGACGGGGCGCGTGCGTGCGCTTCGTCGCACGGGTGACCGCAAGGGGGTCCCCGACGACGACCCCGATGCCGCTCTGCTCGCGCGGCTCGAGCAGCTCGATCCCGCGAGCACGGCCGTGCGGGACCGCTCTGCCGTGGCCGGTATCGAGCAGGCGGTCGCCGAGCGGGTCGCCGCCGAGGGGGCCGTTGAGTCCGCCGTGCGAGACGCTCGCGCGAAGGGCGTGACGTGGACCGAGATCGGCGCGGCGCTCGGGGTCACGCACCAGGCCGCGATCAAGCGGTACAGCGCGCGCGTCTAGCGGACGCTGCTCACAGCCCGGCGTGGTTGTAGACGTCGTCACAACGTCTGCGCCTTGTCTTCGCAGGAGCACACCGTGCGGCCGTCGCGGATGACGAGGCGGTCCCACGCGTGGAACGGGCAGGGCTCCGGCAGCGTGTGCGGGGCGTGCTCGCGGGGACCTCCGCGGGTTCCGTCGTAGCCGTGGCGGCTGTTCCCGATCACGGCGAGCGTCCCGCACGCGAGGCACCGGATGACCCGCCAGTCGTGGGGTTCGTCGACCTCGCCGACCATCGCCGGGTTCCCCGTGCCAGGGCAGCGCTTCGGGGTGCGGTACTTCGTCTGCGAGTCCGGGACGACCGCGAACCTGAACACTGCCGGGTCGTCGATGTCGTCGACCGTGTCAAAGAGTGTCTGCACCGTCATCCTGGCGCTCCTCTTCGGTGTAGCTGAGGTTGACCCGGTCGGACCAGGTCATGACGTTGTGCTCGAGCCGGGCCAGCAGCAGCGTGCGGAGCGAGCCGTCAGGGTCGTCGACGTACCTCGTCGTCACGGCGCGCCCTTCCACCGGTTGCACGCGGGCCACCAGAGCCGCAGGTCGGATGCGGCGGTGTGGCTCACGCGGTTCACGCCGTCGACGCCGCACTTGACGTACGTGCGGTCGTGGTGCCGCATGCGGGTCGCGTGGACGCAGGAGCCGCACCGCGGCCCGGGCGCGTCGCGGTCGTCGGGCGGCGGGGCGTCCGGGTGCAGGGGTGCGCCGAACGGGTGCCAGCCCTCGTCCATCGCGGCGCGCTGACGGCGCGTACGGCGCGCGTCGACGCCGAGGCTCTCGTAGGCGTCGAGTTCGAGGTACGGGTCGGAAGCGAATAGCCCGCCAACCGGCTCGCGCGTCACGTCTAGTCCGCCTGGATGCGGCGATACGCTCGTCCCATGGCTCTCACCCGCAAGCTCCAGCTCCACCTCGACGACACGGTCACATGGGGTGACCTCCGCAGGTTCGTCGAGGCCGGCATCACCGCGGGGTTCGACGATGACGAGCCGCTCGACGTCACGTACGAGCAGAAGGGGCCGGACCCCGACAACCTGGTCATCACCGGTGTCGAGTTCATCGAAGTCCCGATCCGTCACGACGCCACCTGACCCGGCAGCCCCGCGTTGCCGTCGTCGATCCACCGGGACAGGGCGACGAGCACGCGCGACGTCGGTCGGGGCGTGGTGGTGCAGTGCCCGCCACACCCCGACCTGGCTGGTCGAGTCATGCGGGCCAGCCGTTGAGGATCGGGCAGGGCTCGTCCGCCAATCCGGTGGTGATCTGCCGCAGGACGTCCGCGAACGCGGCCTCGAGGACCTCGTCGGGGCGGTCGAGGATGTACCCGATGTACAGGTGACCGCCGTCGACGCGGGTCCGCAGGCGTGCGGTGATCTGGTACGGGGCGGAGCCCTCGAAGGGTGCGAGCGCGAGGGTGAACGTCTCGGGGACGGCGAGGTCACCCTTCTTGCCGGCGGACGATGCGATCGTCTCCCGGTACTCGAGGACCGTCTGCCCGTCGGACAGTCGCTTCGCGGACTCGAACTCGACGGACTTCGTCGCCTTGAACGTCGACGCGATCTCGAGCAGCGTTCCGCCGGCGGGGTCGATGACCTCGGCCTGACGGGTCTCGATGTGCTCGGCGAACTCTTCCTGCCCGACGAGGCGTCCGTCGAGCTTGAGCCATGCGTCCCACGCGGTGGTCGTGCGGAGCTTGAGGGTCGCACGGTGATCGGCGTGCCCGGGGTTGCCGTCGCGGGTCGGTGCGTCGCCGTTGATGACGGCGAGCACCGCTCGTTCCTTCACGTCGGCCCACACCTCGGTGTCGGTGCCGCCGTGGCGGGTGACGTACGCGACGAAGCTCTCGGCGTCTCGCAGGGTCCGGGAGCCCTTCTTGCGTGCCGCGTGCTCGTGCTCGTGCTGCCAGGACAGCTCGGCCGTGTCGAGCACGGTCGTGTGCCCGGTGATCGGGTTCGTGACCGCGTACATGCGTCCGTTGCTGTCGAGCGGCGCGGGCTTGGCGATCTTCTGCCCGGCCGTGACGGCGGCCTCGACGTCCCCGAGCGGTGGTGTGTCCGTCGTGCTCATGCGTGGTTCTCCTGCCTGTCGATGATGCGGGGCGCGGCGGGTGCCGGGACCTGCTGCAGCCCCTCGAACGTGGGCTGGTTCGGGTCGTCCTTCACGAGAGACCCGGTGGGGGTCGCGTAGAAGATCGACGCGCGGCGGTCGTGGATCGGGACGGTCTTCTTCACCAGGTCGGTCACGGTCAGCGCGCCGCCGCCGTTCTTGAGTGGGGTGACGTTGATCGTGAGCGTCACCGAGCCCTTCTTGCCGGTGTCGCGGACGGCTGCGACGACATCGGCGAGGGCGTCGGTCAGCTCGTCGTGGGTGCGTCCGTTCGCCTGTTCCCGGAGGAAATCGGCGAACGGGCGCACGTGCCCGGGGTCGGTCATGTGGGGGGTGTCCTCTCGTTCGGTGGTGCTCGGGTGGGTGGTCAGGCGGTGCGGAACGTGCGCATCGCGTCGTCTGCGGGTGCGCCGGACGCGTAGGCGATGAGGGCTGCCGCGGTCGCGTCAGCGCGGTGTGCTGCCGCTTCGGCGGTTCCTGCGCGTGCGGTGGCGTTAGCGGCGGCACGTCGGGCGTCGAGCGCGCGTCGGTGCTCTCGCAGGTACCGGTCGTTCGCTGCGGACTCGGCGGCAGCGGACCGGTTGATCTCTGCGGTGATCGCGGCCTGGGTGGGCGCTGCGAGCTCGACGAGCCACCAGCCCCCGAGGGTGACGAGCGTGCACGCCAGGATCGTGGAGCCCGACATCGGGTTGCCGGTCAGTGCGATGACGACACCGGCGGCGATGGTCATCGCGGCGAGGGTGACTCGCGCTCGGTGCGGGAGTCGGCGGTGCAGGTGGTGAAGCATTCGTGGTCCTCCGTGAGGGTGGAGCAGATTCCTGGACGGCGTCTACGTTCGGTAGACGTTGTGGGGTCGGCTACTTCGTGTCGAGGGCGCTGAGGTCGCGCAGGAGACGGTTCGTCGCGTCGATGGACTTGCGGACCTCGCGGACGGTCGTCGCGACTGCCACACGGAGGCGGTCGGACTCGACGAGGGCGTGCAGGTCGTCGGCGATGTCACCGATGCCCATCACGCGCAGGTTCTTCACCATGCGGTGCACGTCCCGCTCGGCCTCCTTCAGGACGGTGTCCGCGACGCCCGCGAGCTCGTGGTCCTGACCGCATCCGGGGCACACTGGGGTGCCCGGTGCGGTCACGCTGGGGTCCTGCCGGTCGGGGGCAGGGTTGGGGGTGGTGCCCCCGGCGAGGATCCAGTCGGTGAGGGCCGTGAGGTGCGCCCACATCTCGGGCGGGAGCATCTGCGCTGCGTTGAGCACGGCGACGTTCAGGATCGCGAGGGAGGCACCCTCGAGCGCGTCGAGGCGTCGCGCTTGTTCGGTCGTGAGGTTCGTGTGGGTCATCGTGAGGGTCCAGTCCTGTTCAGGCCGCGATGGTGTTCGCGGCGAGGGTGAGGCGCGCCGCGAGCTTGAGCGCCGTGTCACGGGTCAACGGCTCGTCGACCTCGACGTTGATGTACGTCGCGCCGTCGACGACGAGGCGGGAGACGGTCGCGACGACGCGCAGTCCGGGCTCGTCCGTCGCGGTGATCGTGGTGTGGTTGGTCAGCATGAGGGGTCTCCTGTGTGGTGTCAGGCCGCGGCGTCGCGGGCGTAGCGGTTGATGAAGTAGGCCTGGCCCTTGCCGGTGACCTTGGGCGTCTTCGAGACCGTCACGTGACCGTCGCTGTGCGTGATCGCGGTCTCCTTGATCACGAACAGGCCAAGGTCCATCGCACGCTGCGTGGGCATGTTCCAGTCGGTGCCGCGGCGACGGATCAGGAACCCGTCCTCGCGGAGCCGCGCGAAGAGCCGCGTCCCGCCGATGTTGACGCCGTTGCCGCGCATGATCTTCGCGAGCTCCCCGACGAGGACCGTGGTCTCCGACGCTGCGACCGCGTCCGCGAAGATCACCTTCGGCGCGTCCGCCTCGACCCGGGCGGCGAGAGCCGCGCGCTGCTCCCGCTCAGCCTTGAGCTCGGTCAGGACCCGGATCATCACGTCCGGGTCCGCAAGCATCACCTCCGCCGC